ATGGGCACGATAACCGAGCGAAAAAGCAAGAACGGGAAGAAATCTTATACAGCGCAGATCCGCTTAAAGCGAGATAAGGTGGTCGTCCATTCGGAATCACAGACGTTCGAGCGCAAGGCAGTGGCAACCGCTTGGATAAAGAAGAGGGAAACCGAGCTAAGGGAACCGGGCGCCATCGACCGCCTGAAAGAGAATTCCACCCTCGCCCACGCCATCGATCGCTATATCAAAGAGAGCAAGAAAAAGATCGGCCGGACCAAGGCGCAGGTGCTCGCCAAGATCAAGGACGAGTTCGAAATCGCCAACATGGCATGCAAGGAAATTGAGAGCGCCGACATCGTCAAGTTCGCCACGGAGCTCTCTCACGGGCGACAGCCCCAGACGGTCGGCAACTACATTTCGCACCTGTCCAGCATTTTCGCAATCGCTCGGCCGGCGTGGAAGATCGATCTGGACTATTCGGCGATGGAGGACGCCCAGGTTGTGCTGAAGCGTCTAGGCCTGATAGCGAAATCGACGCAGCGCGACCGTCGCCCCACGCTCGAGGAGCTTGGGAAGCTGATGGAGCATTACAGCGATCGCGAGAGCCGCTACGCCGCACACATTCCCATGCGCCGGCTGATCGCCTTCGCGATTTTCTCGACCCGCCGTCAGGAGGAGATTTCCCGCATCACCTGGTCCGACTATGAGGACGAAAACAAGCGCGTGCTCGTCAGGGACATGAAGAATCCAGGCGAGAAGATCGGTAACGACGTGTGGTGCGATCTACCGCCGGAAGCAATTCGCATAATCGCTGCTATGCCACCCACCAAGGTAAAAGAAATCTTCCCCTACGAGGCGAGGAGCGTCAGCGCGTCCTTTACCAGAGCGTGCAGCCTTCTTGGGATCGAGGATCTGCATTTCCACGATCTGCGTCACGAAGGCGTTTCGCGACTGTTTGAGCTTGGCTGGAATATTCCCCACGTCGCCACCGTCTCCGGCCACCGCTCCTGGAATTCGCTGAAACGCTACTCTCACATCAAGCAGCGCGGTGACAAGTACGAGGGCTGGAAGTGGTTGGACATCGTCGCCCCAGCGAAACAGTAGTGGTGGTCCCGGAGGGCCCAATTAACGTTTTGAAACGTTTCAGGTTTTCTAACGCTCGTTTCCCTATTTGTTCTCGGGTTTTCTCGCCGCGTCCCGTATCGTCTCGTGCGGGTTTTCTAATAACTGCGGCGGTCTGCCGTAGCTGGTCGGGGATTAAAATCGCGCCATCTATTTGAAATAGATTGTGTTCGTGCGCGCCTTCGATCTCGCGGCGCGCGGCATTGGCCAGAAAGGCCGAGCGGGTCAGAGAGCGATCCTTCGCCGCCTCGTCGATTGCCCTGAGCAGACCGCGCTCGAAGGTGACGTTGACGCGCACAACAGCCGGGTGTAACTCCGGTCGGGCTACGCCCTCCCTTGTTCACACCCCCGCCGCCGAGTCTCATCCTGATTGACGCTGAGTCTCACCTTGGTTGTCCGCGCAATCAATTGTTCCCTTCAAGCGGCAGTGACCAGAGAAAATCTACCTTTGTGCTGTTTCGAAAGATGGGATCATTTGCAGGCGCAGCCCCCCTTGTGATGGGAAGGAAAGTGGCGTCCGGTTCAGTCCAGATGGCACGTTGGTGGCAGGTCATACAGTTCGAATTGACGCCGTTTTCAAAGTGGGCCTCGAGCCAAGGGTTGAAGACGGCGTTGGGCGTGCCGTTTGTCTCTTTGGGAAGATCCATGTCATAGGCGATATCCATCAGGTAATTTCGCCAGGGTCCCCTGATCTTGGTGTCATCGAGCCGGTCCGCTGCATAGGGCCCGTCGTTCGGCCTGTCATGCCACCAAAACGTAGCCCAAAACCAATTTGGGATCTCCTTGGTTGTGTAGTGCATGCCCACCAAGACAGCATAGTCGCCTTCGTCGCGGCCGAACCTCGCTGCTTGTTCAGCGTCGAGTTTGAAGTGATGAAACGCGGTGAGCGGGACAACCCTTGATCCGGGAAATCCCGGCAGATCGGTTAGTTCGCCCTCGGGAACGGAACTTCGGCTCGGATCCACGGCAACCCGACGTTTCCAGGATGACGGGGGGAAAGCCCCGGCAACGTCCGTCACTGGCATTTCGTCCCAAGTAGGGATCGCGGTCATGCCGTTCTTCGCCACTGGCATCCACACCAATTTGAGCGACATTGCGCCGCGTGGATAATCCTTCACCTTCCGGTTTTCGACCGGGGTTTGCGCTGGCCAGCCGTCGTTGATGGCTTTCATCGTTCTATGAAGCTGCAACTTCTCCGACCGGGTATGATCCTTCAGCTCTTGATTGAACAGGGTGGATGATAGTTGGGACTCTCCGGCCGCTTTCAAATGTGCACCGCCATGCGGGGAGAATTGACGTGGCGCGACGAGATCTCTCTTCAGAGATCTGAGACCTTTTTGTACGCCCGTTTCTGCAGAGAAAACCTCATCCCCCGTGTACCAGGTTTCCCAGACTGCTTCACTGTTCGGATCGTTCTGCCGAGTTTTTTGCGTCAATCCTGCAAATACCGTCCACGCATGCGTGCGCAATTGTTCCTCATCGCCCCTACTGACGGCGTCCAGCAAGACGCGCTCATCTGCCGGGAAGTCAAAGCCGGATGGCACCGGAGTGTAGGAGAGGCCCTGCGGCAGAGCCAAATTTCCGAGTAATAACGACGTGCATATGGCAAAAACCGTAGCAATTCTTCCGCCGCTCATTTCATCGTCCTCTTCCTTACGTGCTTCAAACCGTTGTCATGAATGCGTCTCCAGGGGGTGAGCGTGCAAAAGTCGTGCCAGGCCGCAGGACCGACTAAAATGATGCTAATGGCTTTCTTTCAGATAGTTAGATCTGGAAATTGACCCAGAAGGAACAATCTGTGTCGTTGATTTGACGAGGCGACGGACTATGTCGTATAGGCGCCGGCAGTCATCCGCTCGACGCCGGCATGGAGGAACAGGCATGTCAACTGCGGATAGCTGTCGCCTTCTCGCCTTCGCCGACATGGTCAAGCATAAGGCAGCCGGAGGCATTGCGGTGGGATTGGCGACACCTTTCCCGCATTTTCGGGGCCGAGCCGTGCACCGCCTAAAAGATCGCCGCACCCGGCCAGCAAACTGGTCGAGGGTGGAAAAGTCTCTTCGGTCGAGGCGATTTGCGCGCTGCGGAAGGAATTCCGAGGCAGAAACATGACATGACGTCGGCGCACGATGATCTCTATGACGAAGACGGGCTGCCGCGATGACGATCGTGGCGTCGACATCGATCGCCGGCTGTGCCGAAGAACTCGACGCACTCGACGCATCATTCCATTCGCGTGCCGCGACCAGCTCGCCGCACTGCTCACAGACGATGATGCAGCGACACTGAAGCACCTTGCCGCGGAAGGCACGGGCGAGAATACTCTTAGGGCGCTCGCCTCCGACCTCGAGGCCACCTCGAGGCCTAGCCAGCGCCCAAGTCATTGCTGTTGAAATTCGTTGCCCATCCCAGTGGGATCCGGTGAAGCTCGCCGAGGATCCGGCCCATGGCTTGTCGAGGTCGGATTACGTGCCGAGGGCCTGCTGAGGGCCGACGGACCGCCGCCGGGCACGGCCCCGGCGGCGGCTGACCTCCTGGTCGATCCTGACGCGCTGGCGTGGTCTCACCGGCGCCTTCGGCGCGCCGCCACTGAAAGGCGCGCCCAAGGCTGGCAGTCAAGGGAAGCAATCGGCCGCGGCTACGGAAGAGCAGACGCGCTGTGACAACCGATATCCTGCGAGAGCTCCTGCAGGCTTGCGCTGGCGATCGGCTGGTCGACGTGCGCGACCGGGCCCTGCTCTTACTGCCTTCGCTTCCGGCGGGCCGGTCGTCGGCGTGGCGCTGGCTGATGGAAGTGAAGCTGTTGCGGCTGTCAACAACTCAGATGTAGTGAAACAGGTCAGATAATTAGAGTTATTGCGGCATGGGGCGCGCGCAGCGCGTTTTCGCGCGTGTGCGCCGCTATAGCCCCTTTCTGCCGCGCTACATTGCTCTCACCTCTTCTCGCTGCTAGAGCCGAGGGATGGACGAGCCATTTTCATACGATGTCGAAGGCGCGATCTTCATCCGTTTCGCGATGGACGGTCGTCCGGTGCTGAACGGTCTCGCCGCCAAAGGCCAACGCCGCCGCCGCGACCCGTATAGCGCCACGCTCTTCGCCCGCGACATCGTTCAATCGCTCCGGCGGCAGATCGGTTTCCGGCGGCAGGGTCGCTGAAAGCTGCCGGTCGGCTATGAAGTGACGATGCATAGTGACCGGTTCAAGCGGCTTCGATTTTTCCCGCCATAACCTGGTGCTTCCTTCCGTTCACCAATCGCTCAGGCTTCAGGTGAGGTGAGCGAGGATATCGTCGACCACACGTGCGACGGTATTTGCCGTGTCGATGGTGATGCCGGCAGGAAGATACTCCCGAGTACGATGGTAGCGGAGTACCAGTGCCCGCTCGGCCCGTTTAAAGCCAAAGTCATGCGGCCGTTCATCTAATCTTCGGTTCAACGTCTCTACGTCGATGTAGAGCACGAATACCTTGTCGAACAGGTGCAGAAATTTTCGGGAATTGCGTGAGCCGCCACAGAAGAATGTGGCAGGGTGGGTGGTGTCGGCAGCAATAGCGCGGACCTTGTCAACGGGCCAGATCCAGTGCGCATATCGCCAAGCGACGCGGTCTGCGCCTTTGGGTGGTCCGGCGAGTGCCTGGCCTGTCTCGGGGTCACCGACATAAGCTAAGACCCGATCACCATGGATGACATCGTAGCCCCGCCGCTCCAGTTCTGTAGCGACAGACGTCTTTCCAGTGCCGGAACCGCCTTCGATCAGATAGTTCTTGATGCCCATAGGCTTTGTTTATCATGCCTTCTAATCGGGTGAGAAGACACTCGACCTGGGAGTGCTCAGGCAATCGCTCACCGATCAGGTCAGCTGTCCGTCCGCTACGCTAGCCACGTCCGGAACGCGCACCCAATTCGGCCGTATATCAACGGCGGAGTAAAAACAGGCACGGGGCGGAGCAAAAGTCGGCCACTGTCGCGCGCGCATGAGACCCCCGGGGAGGGCGTAGCCCGAGCGGGGTCTCATGCGCGCGCGACGCTTTCTGGAGAGGGGTTTCAGCCAGCCTTGCGGGCGCGGCTTTGAGCGAGACGATAGCTGTCGCCGTTCATCTCGAGGATGTTGACGTGGTGGGTGATGCGATCGAGCAGCGCGCCGGTCAGGCGCTCGGATCCCAGAGTTTCCGTCCATTCGTCCAAAGGCAGATTACTGGTGATCAGGGTGGCACCCCGCTCGTAGCGTTGCGAGATCAGTTCGAACAGTAATTCCGCGCCGGTCTTTGACAGCGGCACAAAGCCCAGCTCGTCGATGATCAGGAGCTTGTAGCTAGAACGACCTCTGAACCAGAGACCGATGTTCAGGGGGTTCAGATGAGCGTTCGCCAGCTATCGCAACGTGTTCCCCGGCCGGAGCCGCGACGGCACAGACGGCAATCCACCGCCTGGGCGCCGCGACCCACCCACGTTCGGACGCATGGGGTAGAGAGGCAGTCTAGTGGATCGAAACGGGTGCCAGCGCCCTCGAAAGGCTGGCCTCGCCGCGGCCGTAAGCCGCCGGGTTGTAGTTGACGAGCGTGTCGGTCCTGGCTGTATCCAGCAGCTGATTAGTAATCTGTATCGGTGTTGCGGATGTGAACTTGCTGCCAAGGATGGCGGCATAGCCTGCAACCACAGGTGCCGCGAAAGACGTGCCGCGTTGGCCGATCTCTTCACGCTCGACACCCACGGTCAGGAAGTGGTTCTGCACCTCAGGGTTTGAGCCGGCATAATTCGAGTATGGCTCCAGCCGTGCCTTGTTCTCGGGAGTGCCATTGTGCTCCAGCGCACCCACAAAGACTGCCGATGGCGCCCCGATCAGCCCGATGGTTAGCTCATCGAAATCCCCTACGTGCGGCTGACCTACCTCGCGGCTGTGGTTGTCGGCACTCTTTGTGACGATGGCAGTCCCCGCCCAGGCGGCACCGACGATCGCCTGCTCGCGCGGATGCTGGCTCAGTGGCTCCCACATGCCGTAGCTCGCATTGATGACATTCAGGCCGTCCTGCAGCACGATCGAAGACTCCTCGAGATAATTATACTTGAATATGTTTGCGCCAGGGGCGACCATGCCGGCAATTTGAGCGACCCAATCCCCATGGCGCTGCCTCTGCGTACCGCGACCGAGATCTCCATCAATTGGCTGTCCCGTGAAGTCATCTGAGACATTTATCGATACGCCGGAACCGATAAAGCCTGATGCCCATGCTTGACCAATATCCGGGCTCATCCAGCAAAATGTGCCGTCGGCATTTTGTGGACAGCCCGAGCTACTGCTTTCCGCGGCTGGAGAACCGGTCGTTCCTTTGCCGCTGACAGCGGCACCAAGATCACCCGCGAAACCGGGTGCCGCCAACGCTACAAGACCGGCAACAAAACCTACCGGGAACCATTGCGTTTTGTGCATAAAAAATCTCCTGTCTGATTGTTCTTCATCAACGAAATCTACCGCCTTGCCTTTCACCATCGCTAGAATTCACCCGTGAACCGAAGATCGATTTTCAATCGGCTTGGCTCGAGGTTTATCATGTATTTCAACGTGTCCGAGGGCCGCAATTGCGACGCGGCCAGCCGGCAATTCACACTCTGCTCACCGCTGATGGCACCATAGTCAGCTGTGCAAGGTCGTTCCGTCAGGTTCCCGCCCAAAATTGAACTGACGGTGAGAGAAAGCGTCGTGGATGCTGTCGGTCGCTTTTGCAAAATAAAGCCGAGTTTCACACTCGGCTCGATTCGGACCTTTTCGGCACGCTGACCGGTGCTCGCGCCCCACAGGATACCGAAATCGTCCGACAGCTGCGTCAACATTTCAAATCGCATGTCGGTCCAATTGCTATGGTACCACTTGTCAAAAGACACCAGGGTGCCATCCGACAGCTCGTATCCGCCTTGTCCCAGATGATCGGCGGTGGCGGTTAGCTCCGAACCCTGGTAAATGCCGACAAGGCTGGTCTCGTGTCCTTTCGCAGTCATCGCGCTGACGAAGAATGCCATCACGAACAGGACGAAACCCACCGTCGTCTCAATGGGCATCTGCAACGCCCATCGTTTGAGCGGCCAAGCCCTTGCCGCAGACGCATGGCCGCCAACGCACAACGTGTTCAATCGCAACCAGTCGCCCCCGTCCTTCAATTTTGCCGAGCCATCTCTTCACTCTGTCCGGCAGCATCGCACCGCCGCAACCTTCATGCCAATCTAGAGGACGGCGCCAAGGAAACGGTTGTACATTTGTTTCAGTCGTTTAGTCATACAACGCCGTGTTGTAAACCCGCCAAAGCCGACACAATGTCGGATGTCGTACGCTGAGCGTGAACACACCTTTCCTTGGACACGAAACGCTCCCATTGGTGCGCCCTGACCGACTTACAACGCCAGTATTGCAACGTGAAGTGGTTCTTGACAGGGCGCAACCCTCGTTCAGGTGTAGCCTGTGCAAGGAACGACTGTATTCCATCGCGGATGTGTCACGGCATCTGCTGCTGCCTTCCGTCTGCTTTGCGGTATCATGAATTAGTTGCCGACATTTTGCTCCCGGCCCCAGACAGGACACTCATTGTCTGCCGCTGGGCGTCGGCAGTTGGCGCTTCCTACCCGCTCAGATTGATGACGGCAATGCGAGCTCTCCACCTAGCCGATTGGCGCATAGCGCCTCACGAGAACTCGAAAAGGTCGATTCGTCCGCACACGTCAGGGGAGCGCTCGGGGTAAATGACCACGCGTCGCCAAAAACGCTCGCCAGTTACGAGTGAGTCGTCGCTACAACTTTGACGACTATTGCTGTGCGCCGCCAGACGGGGGTTTGCGTTCCGTGGCCGCCTGCAGGCCGTGCCCTGCCCGCCCGAAGGTGCCTGCGGCAGCGGGGCGACCTGTTCGACGCAGGGGTGGCAGCGGTGAAAATACGAACGTCGCTGTGAACGTTGACTTATTGTACCCATCCTGAGACAAAGCGGCGACCGAGCTTGTCGGCGGGGTCAAGTCGAGCTCAACACCGACGAAAACCCCAGCTGGCGGGGCAGTATGGAGAACGCATCGATCCCAAGGCTTTCCATGTTCAAGGGTGGGGAAGTCATCTACGTCGGAGGCGGCTCACTTCCCCTCCTGGATTTCGAAAATGGTTCGAACACAAAGGAACCACGATGAACACCACCACTCCCGATGAGCACCCCTCGGCTATTGTTAAAGTCGATACTTCCAATTTCTCGGAAGAAGTTCTGAAGCCGGCCGAACCGGTCATCGCCATCTTCTCGTTCGATGGGTGCGGGCACTGCGCGATAATTGCACCTTTGCTCGAAGAAATCGCCACCGAGCTTGCTGGCAAGGTCAAGATCGTCAAGGTCAGCGACACTGAAAACCCCGAGCTCGCGAAGCAGTATGGCATATACGGCTTCCCAATGCTTGCCTTGTTCAAGGGTGGTGAAGTCAACGACATTTTCCTCGGAGCCGCACCACCTAATATTGAGACGAAACTCCGCTCCTGGATTTCCAAGACGGTTCAAACACCGAAGATGAACACCACTCCCGAGTACCCCACGGCTATTGTGGAAGGCGATGTTTCCGCTTTCCCGGAAGAAGGTCTGAAGTCGGCCGAAGCAGTCATCGTCCACTTCTGGGGAAACCGGTGCCCGCCGTTCGAGCTGATTGAACCCATCCTCGAACAAGTCGCCACCGAGCTTGCTGGCAAGGTCAAGGTCATCAAGCTCAACATCGGGGAAAACCGCGATTTCGCGACGCAGTATGGCGTAGACGGCTTCCCAATGCTTGCCATGTTCAAGGGTGGTGAAGTCGCCGGCATCTACGATGGAGGCTCACTCGGCTCCTGGATTTCGCACGCGATGGCTTGAGTCACCGGTCTTCGGCTCATTCGATACCCCGAGCGATCAACCCCTTTTACCGGCGCATCTCTAACTGATCCGAATGCTCACCAACGTCCAACTCAATGGAGGACCAATGATCCTGCAGAGTCCGGGGTTAGGGCGCTGAAAATGGCGCTTGCCACGCCTTTTAACATCGGCTTCTGCCGAACATCCCTGGCAAAGGGACTCTTCTCTACGTCACAGTATGAGGAAAGGGAGTATCGAATATGACGAAGTTTTCCCAGCTCGCGGCGGGGCTCGGGCTGTTGGCAGCGATAGCCGCTTCACAGTCCCAGCTTGGTGCGGGCGCTGCAGGTTTAGTCGCGCTCGGCGCCGCCTCTATCTCCTCACCTGCCTTTGCGCAAAATCAGCCATGCAATGATAATGGTACACATTGCTCGATGGTAAAAGCTTATAACCGAACGAACGTGACCCGTTGTTTTCGCTTTTACTTGCCGACGGGAACGCGGCAGTTCACTCCCGCTGACGGGGTCCCTATGGACCTCGGGGGGTTACATCCTGGCACCAGATTTACATATTCCATTTTTGGATCGACTTGTGGCGGCGCCGCGTGGTCGACGCGAACTTACACTGTGGCCGCTGTCGATGGCCAACGACTCGAAATCTTAGAAAGGTAGGAGTAAAAATTCCGCTCTTTCCTGCTCCCCTCGATGCAGCTTGCTGCATCGAGGTTCACCCGACGACGTTGTAGCGTCCTTGTCGCCTGGGTCAGCGTCGGTGACGCAGACTTTCTTGTATTTGCCTAACGACATTGGCCGTAATCGGCTCCACGACACAGATTGTTCCTTGAACCGTGTGGTCATATCTCCATCTAAGTAGCTCAACAGCGAGCAATGTCCTTCCTTCAGCTCTCACCCCTGCAACCAAGCACGATATTGCAAATTTAGCCCCCCGGGGCTTGCATGCTGTTGAGACATTCATGTTGCGGACCGAAATGGTTCAAAGCAGCAAAGGAAACAAAATGATACCCGTCTCTTCACTCAATGGGCGAAGGCTGCTAACCGCGTTGATGTTCGTTTTTGTTTGCGGACTATCGATACCGGCGCGCGCGGCTGACGTCATTGATCACGATAAGGTGGTAGGATTTCAGGAGAACGTCTCCGAATTCCTCAAGAGCTTCCAGCCTTTTCTCAAGGTCTTCAACGGCTGTGTCCCTTTCCCCGCCGTGGATGCTCATGGGAACGTCAGCGGTGGTCTGGCGCCGTCGGGAGCGATGAACGGCCATTGCGCCCGCAGCATTGGACAGGTCTACGTCAGAGCGACGTTCTTCGGGGACCGGTGCGGCATCATGTACGCTTGGTACTACCCCAAGGAGATGAACGTCGACGGGCCCGGCAACATGGGGCACCGATCTGGCTGGCAAAATATCGTCGTCTGGACCGATGCTTGTAAAAGCCAGTCACACGTTATCGCGGTCAGCTACTCGAGCCATGACCATTACATCCGGGACACAGATCCCTACATGAGAGGAACACATCCGAAGGTCGCCTATCAACGGAACCCATTTCCACTCAACCCTTCACTGTCGGGTACTCGGACAATTGGCGGGACGCAGCCTGCAATCAGCTGGGAGGCCATGACGCAGGCAGCGCGAGATGCGCTTAACGAGTATAAGTTCGGCAAGGGCGTACCATTCAACGATGACAACTTTCTCTACAAACTGGGCAAAGCCTATTAATTACAACTGCAATCTCTGCGAGGCCTAATTTCGATAATGATTGGCGCCGGCTTCTTGCCGGCGTCTCTTTGCGCGAGGGCACCGCTCGTGGGCACCTTGGAGATGGCGAGTAAACCATAAAGCGACGTCGAGGAAGGCGCCCAACCTTTTGATCGCGTACTGACCCCCTGGACGATACTCTGCTGCAAGCCGTGAAACTGAGGCCACGGGTCTTGCAGCACTAGCAACTATCGGAAAGGAGCACGGCTACGAAGCGAGATCAGCCCGATCAGCAAAAGCGTCTAGCGATTTTCAACCTTTGTCGCAAGCCACCGGATGAACAGCACCTCGGACCCGCGCGGCCCGAGATAGGCGAGCGCAGCAATCAAGCCCGTCGCCATCGGTTGCTCCAGCGCCAGCCATGACGCCAGCGCCTCGCCGATGAAGGCCATGCCGACGGCGATCGGCATTTCCCAGAGCAGCTCCTTGCCGAAGAACTTCCGGCGCATTTTCCGGACTTCGTTTGTGTGCCACATCAGCCGGCCGACCAGCGCGCCGATCATGGTCGTTGCCGCGCCGCCAAACCAGGCATTGAGCAGTTCGATCAGAGACGAATATTTCTGCGACATTCAGCGCCCTTCCCCGTGTCTCGCGCAGTCCCCTTTTCGTCCACACCGCCGCGGCGCAGATGCCGACGACGGTCCGGTCTATCTTCCGCTGATCCGCCGGCGTCGCGCAGCGCACGCCGATCAGATCAGTCCCGACGATGCTTCTAAGGGCCGTCGCACTCCCCGGCCCCGAAGTTCCACAGCCCGCCAGCAGCAAGGCAAGAGTCGCAATCATTGCGCTTCGAATGAGCGCGGCTGGCCGATCATTGTTCTGTCTCTCAATAGCGGTTTTAGCGGATCGGGCACCGTCCTCGCGGATCTCGACGATGACCCAGGTGATGGCGGCGAGCACGAGCACGTCGCCGAGGATCTTCGGCCAACCGACCATCACTTCAGCCCCAGGGCGCCGCGCACCGCCGGCATGGAAGTGATCGCGTAGACAGCGAAACCGACGATGACGACGAGGATGGCGATCTGCACCCGCCAGTCGAGCACGACGAGGTTCAGTTCTTTCAGCCCGGTGACGATCGTGCCGCCGGCCGTCAGCAGCCATGTCCAGAACCGGCCGGACTTGCGCACCGGCTTCGCTTTCGGCTTCGGACCGGGCGAAGGCACGGGACGAGCTTCCGGCTCCTCTACCGGTTCGTGCGGCCGGCGCGCTACGTCAAGCACCTCTTGCAGCACCGCCTCGACCTTCTCCGGCCTCACCAGCGCCTTGTTGAGCCCGTCGCCGGCATAATAAGACTGCCCGCGTTTCAAAACCCGATGCGCCCCCTTGCACGAAACCAGCACCGGAAAGGAGGCCCATTCCTTCGCCAGGTTTTCTGCGAACTGGACGAGGCTGATCTTACCAACGATGTACTCCGGGTAGCCGCGCCGCACGAGCAGCTTGTAGGCGAGCCGGTCCTGCAGATCGGGCGTGAAGACATCTTTTCCGCTGATCGACGTGACCTGCTTCGCAAGATCGATCAGCGTCGCCCGCATGAACTGATAGCCGCCAGCCGCGCTAGAGCCGAACCGCTTGGACCACTTCGCCTGCGCATCGACGATCTCACCATAGGTCATGGCGGTGAGCGGTTTCGGCAGCTTGGCCTGGTTATGGCCGTAGATCACGTCATAGGACGCGCGGTCGCTCCGCCCGACTTCCGTTTCACGGATGAAGTCGAGCAGGATCGCCGCGCCGGGGGGCACGGTTCTGTCCATCTGATTTTTCCTTTGGGTTTGGGATTTAAGCCCGTCTTAGCGGGAATGCGGGAATTCACTCGACCAGCAACGGAAACCGTGCCCATATAGTTGAGCCGGGGCCGTCGGTCGGATCATGAAGGGCAAGCACAATGTCTTACGAGTGGGACCCCAAGCGAGCTCATCGGAAGAGCGTGATCAGGTTCCTCGCCGCGCTAGCCGTGCCAGCCATATTGCTCAGTTCAGCGATTGCTGTCGCCGAATGGGCGAGAGCCCCAACCGCTACAGCTGCGGCGGCCACTGAAAGGCCGGCAGCTCGGCCATGAACTCTTCGAGACTGGGCTCCGCTCGCTCCCCGGCCAGCACCTTCACCAGCTCGGCCGTGGAATAGGTCCACACTGCCGATCGCCAGGCGAAAAGCGCCTCACCTTCGGCCGAGAACTGCGGGTTCGGATCGCCGCGATAGGTGATGGCGGTCTGGATGCCGTCATATTGCCGCTCTCGCGCTTTGGCATCGAGATGCGCCTGGATGGCGGCCGAGTATTGCGCCTGCAGTGCCGCGCGCGCCTCTGCCGCCTTCTGCTCGGCCGTAACAACTTTCGATAGGTCAACCGTCCACATTGGCAGGCTCCTCTTCAGCAGGATCAGGGTTCGAGAGCGGCGGATCGGCCGGCAATGCAATCACCCCGTCGGGCGGGTCGATGAGTGGCGGAGGAAATGCAACGGCCTGAGAAGGGCCCGGGCCGTGCGGCAGGATGAGCGTCAGGTGAAGCTCGCCGGCGATCCGTTCGACGGGGCCGACAAGCCATTCACAAGGAACCTCGCCGGCCGGGATCGTCGCACCGTCCGGCAAGGTCGAGAAGTCGAACGGCACACCGTTGATCGTGAAAACGTCGCCAGCCTTGGTGACCGTCAGGAGGTCATCGCGGCGTTGGGGAGAGAACTTGATTTGCATTAAAACCACCTTCCAAGGGCACCAAATCGGATCGTGTCGCTGGTCCGAGAGGCATAGGCGTAGGCCGACCCCACCCACGAACCGAAAGCAGTTCTGGGGTTCACCCAGGCGTTAATTGTCGTCGTAACGTGACCGAACCCCACCGGCTGAATTCCGGTGAAAAGGACCGGCATTGGCGCACTCACGGCATTGGAATAAAAAACGTTGCCAGCAGGTTGGGTCATTGCGACGGGAAGTTCCGGTGACGTGCAAATCATGGTGCCGTCGGCAAATTTGACGTACTCCCCATTGGCATTGCTGCCCCGTTCAATGACGGCGCCGGCGGGAAAGCCCGCGGAGTTTGATACGGTCCCGACAACCGGTAGCTCAACAATCGTCCAGTCCGTCCAGCTTGTGCCGCCGTTGACGGTGTTCCTTCTGAAGACCTGGTTGTTGTCTCGGTAGAAATATTGAAACACGGCATTGGCGCTTCGCTGGAGAACCACGAGCGTGCCTGTCGTGGCTACCGAGGCGGCTCCGGCATAGGTGTTGGCCCAGTTCCCCGAGAGTGTGTAAACGCCGGCAACGGTGATCGTGTTGAGGTCGCCATCGACCAGTCCGACATCACTGTTAGCAGGGGATCGCACGGAGCCGCCCCATACAGGACCAAGCTTCAGAAGGGCGTCGAGCACACCCGTCGACGAAAGCAGGTCGCGGCCCTTTGCCTTGATGTCCGCCAGCGCGCCCGAGTTTGCACCGGTGAAGTAGGCGAACTTGTCCGCCGCGGGGTCGAGCCCGGCTAGCGCAGCCAGCGCCGCATTGTCGAGCCGCTGGATATAGGTCGAGAGCGCCTGGGCATTGACGGTCTGCTGCTGCAGATAAGCCGTGTCGCGGACGATCCAGTAGCCCTGCCCGGCCGCCGTCGTGCCGCGCCAGGGCTTGGCCAGCGTCAGCTGCGTGTTGCTGTCGACGGAGAGGATCGGGACCGGGTTGCCGTTGCTGCTGTCGAGGCCGAACAGCCCTCCGGCAATCAACGCCGTCGCCCAGGCGGTCCCGGTGCCGGTGACAACGGCGCTTCCGGCGGTCACGGAAACCGTGCCCGTTACGTAGGGTATCGTCATGTCAGGAGTTCCTAAGCTGGGATGCCGAGAATGTAGTAGCGGATGCCGAGCACGTGATCGGCGCCTTCAGTTCGCCACGTGCCCGGATCGTCTGCATCGTTGTAGTAATCGCCGGGCTGACCGCGATGGGTGACAAACGTGGCGCTTGTCTGTGTGAGGCGGCAATGGGAACTATCACCACACTCAAAATTGCTGTTGGTCGAATAGACGCGTTGACGAACGGTCGGAAGCTTGATCGATTCGGTCCAACTGCCAACGTTCGTTTCGGACCCCGCCCCGTGTTTGGTCATGTATTTGACCATGGGGAACATGCCGGAAGCGTCAAAGTTGATGACGGTTTGGAGCGGGCTTCCTACCGCAACACTGAAATAGCCTTCCGCAATGATTTGCACACAAGGCCAACGGGTATCGATGATGATATCCGCCCAAGATGGCGGGTTGGCTGAACCGGGGCGCAAGAACTGCACAACGTCTTGACCGCCTTCGGTGAATTCCCTTAGCACCCGGTTACTGCCGTTCGTCGGCGGGTCTCCTGCGTCGAGGTAGAGCATGAACCGGGCGCGCATCGTATCGGACGAATTGAAATAAATTCGCGAGCCGCTGAACCAATAATCCGCACCCAGGCCGTTGCTCATGTTCGGATTGAACGGGTAATAGATCGTTGATCCCTCGTAAAAATGAACATCAAGGGCGATGTTTGCCGGCAAGGTGATGCCGGTCTCATAGAAGGATTCGCCGGCAGGAATTGCGATGTCCGCGGCGGCAATGACCTTCACAGGCACACGGCGGCTGTCGAACGAAACCTGCCATTCGTTCGCCGTCTCCGCGTTGTAGCCGGGCTTTGCGATGATCATCTTATCGGATCGCAGAATGATGTTCTTCGATCCATTTGGCGCCAAGGGCGGCGCTTCCAGCGACGGGTCTTCATTGCCGGGCAGGTTCCACACGATCAACCGCTTATCTCGCGACAAGAAGCGGTTGTATGCATCGTCATTCGTTGACGTGGTGATTTTGGCGTAAGTACCGTAGGGGAAATCACCCCATTGACTGACACTGCCGCTAAAGTTTTTCATCCACGGGGCCTGATACCAGTTCCCCATAAAGAAATAGCCGCCCTGGTCGTTATAGTATTTCCCTGAATAGCGGCGCTGAATTCGCTGCTGGTTGAAACGCCCGGTGTTCGTCCGTGTGGCTTTCACGTCAAACAGGGGCATGTTGTATTTGCATTTCGGGAACGCGGAATTACGGAACAGCCATGTCGACTCCCCGCCGCCTGATCCTTCCATCTTCTGATAGTTGGACGCGTTCGACCCTGCCGGGTAATAATTGTATTGGACACTTCCGCCGGAGCTAATTTGATTGATCCGCTCGATATGCGCAATCGACGCGTTCAGAGCGTATTTCGAGTTATAGAGGAACTTCGATCGCTGACTGTCCGGCGTCGTGCGCGGATTGTCGGCGTCATTCTTCATGATCTTGATGCAGCCGGCGCCGGTCGAGTCGACGCCAATCATAGTCCTGGTCATCAGCTGAAGATCTCGATCGTGCCATTGTTGAGGTCGATTTTCATTTTGCCGTTCAGCGACTGAAGAAGACCGGCATTGACCGTGCCGATGTTGGCAACGGCCAGCTTCAACTCGCCGTTTTCGAAGACGAGTGGATAGTGGCGGCTGTTGCCTGACGTGACGAGGAACTGATCTGCCTGCACGGCCATGCGCGACTTCTGTACACCGCCTTCGGTGTAAAGCTCGACATAGAAGCCCGACACCTTAAAGCTCTGGTTGGTCCCGGCCCGCAACAACACCGAGAAACGGGCATCAACGCCGGTCGGCGCCGCGACCGCCTCGAACTTCACCAGCCCTTGTGCGAACCGGCCGTTGAAGTCAGCGCTCACGCCGCTGATGCTGGTCGCAAGCGCGCCGTCGCCGTCTGAGCGAGCGGTCTCCTCGGCGATCAGGCGGGCGAGGTTGCCATCGACTTCAGCGTCGAGTGTCGTGATCGAGCTTGCGAGGGCGCTGTCCGTCGTTGCGCGCACGGTCTCCTCGGTGATCAGCCGCGCACTTGTGCCGCCGAGGCTCGCCTGCAGGTAGGTGAGCAACTGCGCCATCGCCTCGTTCTCCGAGACGCGAACTCGGCGCTCTTCGGTGATCTGCGCCAGCGCGTCACCTATGGTGGCAACGATCTGCTGGCGCTCGATTTGACCGACAGCGCCTTCGAGCGAGAACGCATCCAGCAGCTCGACGAGGCGCGGCCGGAAGAACGCGTCCATCTCCTGCTGCAGTTCCTTGAAGCGGTTCAGCGCATCGTCCTGCAGCTGTTGCAAGCCAGTGAGCAGCGTCTGCAATCCGGTCGGCTGCGCCGTCGTCATCCAGGGCGTGAAGGTGCGCAGCCGGTCGGGCACGGTCGTGATCGTCGCCCGGGCATTGTAGACCTTGCCGGACACGACATTCTTCGTTGTGCGGAACTGGCCGTCCTCAGGCGAGGTGCACTGATCCTCGAAGATCTCTGTCGTGCCTTCGATCTGATAGACGAAGCGGACGGCCGTGATCGTCGGATCGTCTGGCGGCGTCCAGGTGAACAGCAGCGCCGGCGTGTCATAGCCCTGCGCGCCGTTGATCATGCCGGCGGCAACATTGAAGTTCTGCACGGTCGACAGCAGCGACGGATTGATCGGCGGCGTCGGCGGCACGACGATTGGGCCGGGCTCGATGCCGTCGTCGTCATAGATCTCAGCGCTGGTTTCGGAGAGCACCAGGGTGATGCGCAGCCGCTCGTCGGCTCGCCATTCACTGATCAGCCAGCTCTTGCCGCGCCAGGTTATCCATTCGCCTTCCTGCACCGCCAGGCCAAAGCGACGGCTGACGGGGGCCGTCGCCTTGCCGCCCATGCGGTTCTGCCGATAGCGGATATTGAGCAGGTACTGCGCGATGTCCGGATCGGTCACCTGCAGGAAATCGATGCTCGTCTGCCGGTTCCGGCCGTCGGCGGCGATGTCCGCATTGACATAGACCGGCTTCAGGCTCTCCGGGTTCCACATCGATTCGATCGAGGTGAACTGGCCGGAAAGGTGATTGTAACGCTCGAAGGCCGACGGCCGGAACTGCACGTCCTTGGCACGGTCAATCGGGATATCGGCCGCAGTCAGATCCTTGACCGGGATCTGCGGTGCACCAGGGATGACGCCGGACAGGCCGCGGCGGTTAAGGCCATAGCCGGCCATCGCATCGTCGAACTGCTTCAGCACCTCTGTATGATCGTCGTCACCGCTGACGAAAAGCGAGCACTCATAGGTCTTCTTGCCGTTGCTGCGCAGAGTGTCGCAGACGTTCATCGCCACGAAATAGGTGGCGAGATCGATCTGGCCGAGGCTCTTGCCCTCGCCGATCAGCGTGCGGCCAGAGACGAGTGCACGCAGCCCCAGCTGATAATTGAGCCGGTGAACGGCCGGGTTCTTCGTGTGCACCCAGGTCGCCGGCGTGTTCAGCCGCTGCGGCCCGGAGCCACCGGCGACCGTCGAGTCCTTGCGCGGGTCGTATTCGCGAAGCCCGCGCAGCACGAAATCGATGTCCGGCTTGCCTTTGCCGGCGTCACGGAAGAATTCGAGGTGATAGTAGCGCTCGACGACGACATAGCACATGCCCGAGAGCTTGCTGGTCGCCTTCCATTTGTTGCCGAGGTTGGCCGTGACATCGACGAGGCGCTGATCGACACCCTGTCCCGGCCGGCCGTCATAGAAGCGGATCGAGATCGCGCTGTTGCCGTCGCCGTCGATGAAGCGCTCGACGCCATAGCGCGCGACCTCGTTGCCGATCGTCGCCTGCGCCACGAGATTGTATTTCTCGCCATAAATATAGACGTACGGCTCCAGCCCGTCGCACCAGCCGTTGGCGAGGATGAAGACTTCGGCATTGCGCTTGTTGCCCTTGTCCCACTTGGCATAGAAGGCGCGCTGGCCCTTGGTCTTGCCGACGCCGTAGAGAGTGCCGACCGGCACGTCGCCGCCGAACTGGATCTCGCCCTGGACGGCCGTGTGCTTCTGCTTGCCCTGTCTCTGCTGGGTGAGCTTGCCCACGGCAAACTTCGCGCCGAAGGCGAGCGCGCCGCCGATCAGGCTGGTGGCAAGCGTAGAGCCGCCGAACAGCGCGCCGGCGATCGCCGTGGCGATTCCTGTAAAGATTGCCATGATGAATTATCCGAGGTGAAAAGCTGCAATGACGTCGGCGAGGCCGTGATCGCTCCGGCCGCGTTCGGTCTTGGTGACGAAACGGGCGCCGAGGCAGACGCCTACGTGCTCGGCGCCATCGGCAAGACGCAGGATGACGAGATCGCCAAGACGCGCTTCCGCCCCGCCCTGCGGCTCCTGGCCGAGTTCGGCCGCGAAGAAGCTCACCAGCGACGTGTGCCCGCGCCGGCGAAGCGCCCGCTGCGCACCGGCAAGCGTGCGGTAGGCGCCACGGTACGTGTCGGCGATCGACGAGCCCGTCAGCGCATCGACGAAGGCGCAGCCAAGCATGAAGCAATCGGCCGATCCATAGGCATAGGGTTTCGCAAGCTCACGCGTGAGCGTGGCTTCGACGATGCGGAAGCGGTTCAT